TTTTTGAGGAGAGACTGCCTTGAAGATATGCGCTTATTTGCCGATTTATAAACGTAAAGAGCTTGTGGTTGAGACTTTCCGCAGACTGAGAAATCAAACGCAGGCATTGGATCGGATCATTGCGGTTGGAAGTTGCCGGGAGGACAGAGAGACGGCTGAGGAGTGCGGAGTGGATTATATCAGCCGTGAGAATCAACGGTTGAGCAACAAGATCCAAGCGGCGGTTGTTTATCTTCGTCGATTTGAGCCGGATGGTATTATGGGAATAGGTTCAGATGATTGGCCAACAGCTGACTGGATTGAGGAGCTTTCTCCATATTTGGAGAATTTTGATATTGTCGGAACAGATCGTCTGTATTTTTGCCGTCATGGATCAAGGCCGATTGAGTTAATACGATATCAATATCCTTCTCCTCGTTACGGAGAGCCTATGGGGGTTGGGAGGTTGATATCGAAAAGAGTTTTGGACAAACTTAGATGGGAACTTTATCCTCCAGGATTTAAGAATGGACTTGATGGGGAGAGTCATGGAAGGATGATGTCTGTTAAGGCTACGACTTTTCTTTATAAAGCAGATGTTGCAAAGATCTTATGTCCTAAAGGACTTCCGAATCAGTTGACTACTTGGGTTCATGGGATTAGGCCCGATCATGGAAAGAAGATTGAGGATGACTCGTGGCTTCAGATTAATTTTCCAGGTCTTAAGGAGCAGGGTTTAATATGATCCTTATCATGTCAAAGCTCGGGGCTATGAATCGATATCCAGATCAGGATATGATGAGGAAAACTCTTGGGGGATTTCTGAGGTCACTGGAAAGGCAGACTGATAAACAGTTCAGACTTTTTATGGCCTGCCACGACATTCCTGAAGGGTTTGATTATCCTTGGCTTGAATGGTCTTCTTTAAGAGCAGATCTCGAATGTGAAGAAACAAATTACTGGAAACGACTTCCTTTGAGTTTAGATGATCCTGGGGAAAAAGCATTTTATTCTTATGACAGCAAAAGCATAGACTCGGGCCGCAAGAGTATTCATGCGGCGATTACCGCAGGCCAATGGGCATACAGAAATAAGCTGAGAGATTTTTGGATGCTGAGAATGGATAGTGACGATATGCTCGCAAGACGTATGATCGAAGCTATTTATATTCTTGGAGAGCAAGGGGTTGAAGCCGTTTATAATAAGCGTTGTCATATCTTCGATGCGAAGACCCGAGAAGTCGGGGAATACAACTACATCTCTTCTACGACCAGTAATGCCATCAAGATGAAAATCGAAGGGAATGTTTTGAGCCGTTGGTTTTATCTTTGCCGCAATCATACAAAGTTTGCGTCTGATGTAAGGAGGGATAAGATCAAGGCCAGAGAAGTGAACTGGGCCTATTGCATTACAACTAATTCAGGGAACTCGATCTCGGGCAGACCGACATTGATGCGCGAGCGGTGGGCGAAGAAAATCAAGATGACGAAAGAACTTTCTGATAGATATGGATTGGGAGAGTTTTGATGAGAGAAGAAATCCGGTGCCCTTTTTGCGGGGCGCGCTCCAATCTTCATGGAATATATAAAGGGGGAAGAAGAATATTTTGTCTTTTTTGCGGAAAGGAGTATTTATTTTGATTGACATTATGTTGACTACTTACAACCGGAAAGATTTTTTGAGGAGAACGGTAGACAGCATTTTCTCCAGAACTCGGAAGACGCCTTATCGTCTTTTTATCACGGATGATTGCTCAACAGATGGGACGACTGAATATTTGGCTGGATTGAAGGACGAGCACCTCAAAGAAATTGTTTTAAACAAACAGCGCAAGGGCCTGAGATATGGGTTTGATATGTTGTGGGCTAAGATGGAGGTTTACAATTTATCTCACGGAGAGTTTCCTTATCTCTGCTACCATCAGGACGATGTGGAAATTTTAGATCCCCGGTGGGCAGAAATTCTGATTGAAGCATATCAAAATCTTAAGGGAAAATACAATGTAGGGTTCTTTTCGGGTTGCGACAGCGTCGAACATCCTGTAAAGCAGAGGATCGAATGGAAAGGAATGAACGTTCTTTTGAAATCTTCCCAGGCCTTTCAGAACACGATAGCCGAAAAAAGTTTCTGGAGATCCATAGGTCGAGTGCCAAAGCTTAACCCGAATGGACAAAATCCGGGGTTTCCTAACAATGGGAGGGGCTCGAATTTAGACGTCTGGTTTATGGGGTGTTGCAGTAAGTCGAGATATAACAGAGGAGCCGCCTCCCCAAACTGCAGTTTCGTTCGGAGAAAGTCCGTGATGGTCATTCCTATGATGAAGCATTTAGGAAAATTTGAGAATTCCACGTGGAGAAAGTTATAACATAAGGAGAGTGAGTGAGAGCGATTGCTTACTTTTGTAATGGTTTAGGAAATTTTATCATGCAGATGGGGGCAATGGCGGCTGCAGCATCTCTGACCGAAACTAAAACCATTGATATCTGCACCGGAGATAACTGGCAGGATAGTCGGAGGCAAGCGGTGATGGACGTCTGCAAGATGTGGCCTGTGGTTGGTAAAGTTCTTAGTTATCCCACGAATAAGATCATCGAGAAGGACTATGGTCTGTGGTTTTATTCGGCACACGGAGTGAGTTGTGAAGCGATTTTCACATTTCTTAGAAACATGAAGCACGGATCAATTCCAAAACCATCTTGGAGAAGAACGTTGATGCACGAGTCAGATCATTATATGGACGTTGCTTATGCTATGGGTTATCAGGGCCAGGTGCCGAAGATAGAATTTCCATTGGCAACTGGACCGATCCTCGATCTTCCCCGGCCAATCGTCGGACTTTGCAATGGGTGGTTCAGGACCGAAAAGAATTATTGGGAGAAAAAAGGGTGGCCGTATTTTGCATCGTTGTCTAAGACATTAAAAAATTACTTTGGGGGATCTGTGGTTGGGGTAGGGGGAAAGGAAGAAATTTCTTCAGACGTTGCTTTGGATGCTGATTATGCGGGTAAGCTGCCTATTCTGCAATCCGCTAAAGTGATTTCTCAACTCGATCTTATAGTAACCACAGATACGGGTCCGATGCATCTTGCGAATGTTCTTGGGATACCTCTTATTGCTTTATTCGGCCCTACACTTGTTTCTAAGAACGGGCCAAGAGGAAAGAAATCATCTGTCTTGATGTCGGGCATGAAATGCGCTCCGTGTCAAGACACAGGGGGGTTTTACAGTTGTAAAAAGTTTGGCTGCATGGAAGGAATCACCGTAGGGGATGTAATGGCTAAAGCCAGGGAGAAACTAAAATGAGTTTAATAACGGTTGAGAGTGTGAAGCGTCAACTGGATGCAACCCCAACTTCTGCTCAGGAGCTGCTTCTCCAGGAGTTGATAGACGACACGATCGAAGAAGCAGAAAAGGAGATTGAACTGAAACTTAATCCTGTAACTTCGGAAATTGTTTATCTCGACGGGGATAGGAGTTGGCTTTATGTTCCTCATGCAAATATCTCGAATGTATCCGTATGGGAAGATCTTACAAAGGTGTTTGCAACCTTGCTTAGTTCTGATCATTATACCGTTGATCAAGAAAGAGGGGTCATTAAACTTCATCGACAGTCTCAATATTATCTTCGTAAAGATGTTGAAAAGCATCGTCTTTACGGCATATTTAAAGTTCAATACAATGGAGGTTACAGCCCTCCTTCAGTAGTTGTGGGAACTGATACAAAGTTTTGGAGTTGTATCGTTTCTCATGTAGCGGCAAATAGCAACAAACCAATCACCGGAGCAAACTATGCAGCCTACTGGTCGCAGGAAGGAGTTAATGGGGGGACGTGGTTGTTAGGGGCAAGTTATGTAACTACGACTTTGCCAAAGGATTTGAAAAGAGCTTTGATTAAACAGATCACTTATGCTTTTAGGAGAAGAAAGGATTTAGGTTTAATGTCTGTCACTTCTCCAGATGGAACGATCAGTAAGATGTCGGTGGACGAGTGGCTGTCAGATGTAGAAAAAGTTTTAGGTAAATTTAAGAGGTATTCATTGTGAAAGAGTCAACTATTGATGGGTATGAAGAATTAAATCGTGCTCTTGATAATATCCCTGCAAAGTTGCTTTTGCAGACGGTTAGGATCATTGACATCAATGCACGGCTGATGCAGAGCCACATTCGAACCGAGCACTTGACTGGGGGAACGACGGAGACAAAACTTAGAGTGAGGTCTGGTCGTTTAAGGGGTTCTGTCATTCCATTGAAGACTGAAGTTAAAGCCGATCAGGTCGAGGGAGGAGTATCGATTGGAACAGTTTATGGGAGAACACATTTCGGTCCTAAGGGACAGAAGACCAAGATTGTTCCGAAGAAAGGAAAATACTTAACCATACCTCTTCCAGGAGCCATGACAAAAGCTGGGGTGGTCAAAGGAGGGGCAAGATCTGGACAGTGGGGAGAGACATTTGTAGCCAAATCTAAAGCAGGCAACTTGATTATTTTCGGCAGACAGAGGATCATGACTCCTGGACCAAAAACGGGGGAGTTAAAAGGTCAGGCTATTCCTCTTTTTCTATTAAAGAAGTCCGTTGTTGTACCTGCTCGGGTGCATCCGAAAGAAATTTTAGATTGGATCGCACCAAAGATAATAGAGGACTTTAGAAAAAGAGGGGTGGAGGTAAAGTAATGCATCTTAGTAAACCTGTTAAAACTTATTTGATGAGTGCTATACAGGCCGCAATTACTGCAATTGCTGAGATCTCGCAGGTTAAACATGGTCAGGGGGTTCCTATTGATCAGGATACTGCAACTTATCCTTGGACCTCTTTCTTCGATGAACCGGAGACAAAGGAAACGAGGAATAGAATAACTATTAAGTCGTTTGACCTGGTAGTTCAGACTTGGGTGAAACAAGGATTATCTGACATTGATGATCAGATGGACAACATTGATGCAAAACTCGAAATGGCACTTAACAGAGACAATGCAAGCATTGCTCTTTATAGTCGAACCATTGAGCCAGATCGATCCGAGAAATTTGTTGTGGATGATTTGGAGACTGGTATTCTGCAGTCGGTTTATAAAGTGACATACTGTCATGCATGGAAAGATCCATACGAATTGGTGAAGACATGATCTGTAGTCTAATAATTTTTCAAAAATCTAAATAAGGAGGAAAAGGAAAATGGTTGAGAAAATCGCACACAGTACAGAGCTTTTAACATTGGGAAAAGGGATTATCCAGTTTGACCGCTACGACGACAATGGTCTCCCTACGGGATTGAGAGATGTTGGCAATGCTCCGTCTCTCAATCTCACGGTCGAAGTAGAAACGATCGAACACATCACGTCCAGAGAAGGGATAAACACCGTTGACTGGACACGGACCAAGCTTCGAAGGCTGAAGGGAGATTTTGAGCTTGAGGAATTTGATAGAGAGAATTTGAGGCTCTATCTGTTTGGCAAGGAGGGAACATACTCAATTGCCCCTCTGACTTCAGGAGATCTGCTTGGGAAGCTTGACTTCTGGCCAATGAATGATATTGGGCCGAAATATCATTTCCAGGCTTATGTGAAGCTTTCTCCGAAGGGAAGCCTGGCCCTTATTTCTGATGACCTGATGAAATACGGATTTGACTTTGAGGCTCAGAATGATTCGAGCGAGCCCGACTTTCCTTACGGGAAGTTAACGCTGATTGAGGAGTCATAAGATCATGAGCGACGAAAAAAATGAGGCTCAAATTCTGGCCCCTCAAGTGACGATCGCCGGGTTCAAGATCAAGCCTTGGTCTTTCGATCAGTTCTTTTCCATACTTCCGATCTTTACCGGGCTGCCTGCAATGCTCAAGGCCAAAGGAATAGGGATCAATGAGCTTGAGAAGATAACAGATGATCCCGAAAAGCTCCTTGGCTTGATCTGTGAAGCTGGCCCTGTGGCCCGTGAGATGGTTGCTAAGACTATTGATGTGGCCCCAGAAGAGGTTGGGAAGATGGAGTTCGACAGGGTGATATCGATAGCTCTCGTCATTTTGATTCAGAATGCTGAAAGAATAAAAAACTTCTCTGGCCTCGGAAAGACGGCAATGAGTTCGTTGACGGTCAGTTGACCGGGGCCTTAGAGTTTTTGATCAAGCGAGGGCACGGGTTCGATGATCTTTGGCGTCGTTATACCATTGATCAGGTGTGGGCATTTTTTAAGGCTGCCCAGTCAAATCTTAATCGGGAGACTCTTGACTTGGCTGTCTCAATGAGAGTAGCTTTTGGGTCGGATCAAAAAGGATGGCAGAAGTTTGTCCAGACCTTCTCTATTAAGCAAAAGGTAAAGACTGTGACCAATATAATGCCAAAGGGAAAATACAAACGAATAAGGAGACTCCTCCGTGGCAAATGATCAGGAAATTGGAAAGCTGATTATCAGACTTGTTGCTGAAATAAAGGATGTTAAGAAGCAACTCCATGAAGTCCAGCAAGATACCAAAACCTTTGCTGATACCGCCAAAAGGAACGCTGACACTTTTACAGAGTCAATCGCTGGCATCAAGATAGCTTACCTTAAAGCCGCTGCCGAGATCTATGCTGCTTATAAAGTTATTTCTAAGGCAATGGATTTTCTTGAGATTGGAGCAAAGGCAAAGCAAACAGAAGATGCTTTTCTTTCATTGACTCGGTCTATGGGAATTAACGGAGCTGAGCTTATCCGTCAGATGAAAGAGATGGGTTTTACCTTCGTCGAGCAGACGGGTCTTATGTTGAAGGCTCAGAGGCTTTTGGTTGAAGGAGTTGATCCAAGAGATATCATTGGGCTTATGGAGGCTTCAAGGGTTGCAGCAAGACTGATGGGGACAGATGTTTCAGAGGCTTTCGATCGAATATCAGAAGCCGTTATTACTTTGCGAACGAGGGGATTGAAGGCTGCTTTCCCGATGGATGTTACTGAGGTAACGCAGCGATATGCTGAGACTCTCGGTACTATTCCTAAATACTTAAATGAGGTGGGGCAGAGACAAGCTATTATCAATGAGATCCTTAGACAGAAGGTAGAAAAGAAAAGCTTTCTGGGTGTTATTCTTGAGCCAACGACGGCTGAACAACTTGAAAAAGCCAGATCTGCTTTTGACGAATTGAAAGAAACGATTGGAAAGTTATTGGAGGAGATAGTTGCTGGGGCAGAAATCCTTCCGACAATCATTACTATCATTGAGCAAATAGGAAGTGGGCTTCAAGAACTGAAAACCTTTAAAGATGAATTTGGCCTCATCTTCTCTGCTGTTGAAATCGGGTTAAAGACGGCTTTGATTGGAGTGATGGGTTTCTTTCTTGGGGTTACTTCTATTTATGCAGGGTTAATGGAAATAAATCATGAGCTTCTTGCTCTTATAAACTTTGTTACTTTGGGAGCTATCCCTGGAATGAGTAAGGCGGTTGAAGACTTTGGAAAACGAAAAGAGAAAGTTTTTGAATCCTTAACAAGACAAGCCGAAGCCTTGAATAAAATTATGTTTACAGGAGAAGCCAAGGCTCCTCTCCCAAAAGTTAAGGCTGCTGAGTTGGGAATTGTTGCTGTAAAAGAACAAAAAGACCTTAAGAAACTTGAGGAGGATTTGACTAAGTTTCGTTTGGCAAATGAGGAACAAAGGGTTACTTCTCAAAACGAGATTATTAGAATCGGACTTGAAATCCGGAAGGCTATTGAGATTACGGAGGCTAAGAAAAGAGGACAGGATGTTACTCTGATAGAAGCGCAATGGAACCGAACTTTGGCAAATGAAGAGTTAAGGGCAACTCAAGAAGTTCTTACAATTCGGGAAAAGGCGGAACTTGAAGAGGCAAGGCGAGCTGGTATGGATCGATCGGTAGTAGAGAAGAAATATCAGACTCTTCGTTTGGCCGCCGAAAAGAAAAACATCTTAGACATAACTAAAATCAATGCTGAAGCCGAACTTTATGCTCGGACAGTTGCAATGGATAGAGAAAAAGCGATGGCTGATTACAATAAGCAGCTTGCTGAAATCTCGGGAAATTATGATTCAATCACTACAGCGCAGGTAAAGAGTCTCGAAGTAGAAAGAGAAGCTTTCAAGATATCTGATCAATGGGCAAAGCTTCTTCCCGAACAACAAGCTATTTATCTAACTTTAATGGATCAGAGAATAGCAAAACTCAGAGAAGTTCGTGCCCTTGAATCTACCAAGGAAACGGCAGAATGGAGGCGTCAGCTTGGAGAATTGACGGGCGATTGGATGATGACAAAAAATGCCCAGCTCGAATCTCTCCGAACAGAAAAGGAGATTACTCTGGCAACTAAGGGACTTACTGCTGCTCAGAGAGAACTTATCAGTTCGGTCTACGCAAGACGAGAAGCAGAGATCGTTGCCCAGCGAGATATGGACGTTCTGGCCTTGATGGAGATTGGAGCAAAGAAAGAAGTCATTAGTCTAAACACTCAACTGGCAGACACTTATGCAAATCTCTTGCCTAATACCATTAGTACAGCGGGAGATGCTCTTGGAACATTTTTAAATAATCTTGCTGACGGAACTATGTCTGTTGGGCAAGCCATCAGCCAGTTGGGAATGGACTTTGCGAAAGCCGTTCAGAGAATGATCATCGATATTATGATGTTGATTCTCAAGATGCAGATTATGAAAGCTCTAAGTTCTCTTATTCCTGGGCTTGGGGCTACAGCTCCTACTGCTGCTATGCCTATGGGTGATATCTTTCAGACAGGTGGCCTAATTCGAGGGCCTTCTGGACGTGATGTTATTCCCATCCGTGCTACGGAAGGCGAGTATATGCAACCTGTGCCTGCCGTCAGATACTACGGCCTCGAAGCAATGGAAGCTATAAGAAGGATGAGGGTGCCGAGAGAAATGTTCGCTGGACTTGGGATACCGTCGATTCACAGACCAACTCGAGGATTCCAAGAAGGAGGGGTGGTAAGTGGCGCTGAAAGGCAAGCTTTGGGGAAGACTGAAATAAATCTTTTTAATATCGTCGGTGAGGATGTGATGCTTCAAGCCCTTGCTTCTTCTGCCGGACAAAACGCCGTCATCAATATCATAGGCGCTAATGCTGGGGCCATTAAAAGAAGGTTGAGATGACAACAACTATAGACGAATATCTTCTCATCCCTCCTAATTGGGCTAACCCTGTCTCGTATAGACGCAGGTGGCAGACCACGCTGACGTCTTCGTTAAAGGCAGATGAGTCCAGGTCTGCCCTGTTTACTTGGCCCAGAAGAACTCTTTCTTTCACGCCCCTTACCAAGGGCTTCACTGAATCCGCCTACATCAAAAGGAAGCTCCACGAGGGCCTTGATGGAGTTTGGGGGATCCCCTATTGGCAAGACCGCACCGTCCTCACCAGTCAAGCGACTGCTGGCCAAAATCATCTTCATGTGGATTCAAACTCGTATAAGAATTTCGAGGTTGGAGGCTCTTGCATTTTGATCAAAACAGTCGGCGGGTTGCCTGTTAGTGAGGTGAGGGTGGTCGGTGGTTTGCCGTCGAGTATCTTGATCAACTTGACAACCAATTTAGGGACCACCTGGCTTGATGGAGCAGAGGTTTATCCGTTGATCAAGGCAAGGATAAAGTCTGGGCAGGCGATCAATTTATTGGGGTCGAGATTTAGTCAAATGGAAATAGAAGGGACTGAGGAATATGATGACGGAGTGACACGCCGTATCGGGAGTGCTTCTGGATTTCCCATTTATAAATGGTATCCAATTTTTGATATTGAACCAGATTGGGCAGAGCAGGGGGGATTTAGTCTCATCAATCCTTACGACCAACTTTCTTACTTTGGAAAATCGGTCACTTTGTCAGAGTACGATGAGACGGAGATACTGCTCAGGCTGAGTTTTTTGGAGAGGCAGAAATCAGACATTCAGAAAATCCTGGACTTTTTTGATTCTCGGATGGGACGATGGGGAAATTTCTGGGTCCCATCCTGGCAGTCGGACGTCAGAGTGACGGCGGCTTTCGGTTCTGGAGACAATCACCTGCATATCGAGAATATAGATTATTTAAGCTATTGGCTCAACACGGGTGCGGGGACATATATAACCTTGCTTTTTCCAGATGGCACGAGAGTTAATAAACAAGTTATTAATGCGTCTTCTACGACTTTGACTCTTGATGGCACCATAGGTAAAGCTTGTTCGAGTTCTTCGTTGGACGGACTCCTTGTATCTTTTCTTCTTTTCGGCAGATTTGGCCAGGACGAGATTGAAGTTGGCTACCTGACGGATGGAGTCGGTAAAACTAACCTAACGTTTCAGACTTTGTTTTCGGAAGGATTTTCATGAAAACGGTTTCTTCAAGATTCAAGACCAAAGAAACGAAGGTCAAGAAAAGGCCGACCGAACTTTACCACATTTGGAGAGATTTGCCTTCTCCGAACGGGACTCACTGGAGGTATACGAGCGGAGATGTGGCCGTAACTTATGCTGGTCTTCCTTATGTTCCGGCCACTTTAAACAGAAGCCTTGTCATCTACGACAGCACTATGCAGGTTTCTAAGATGACGATCTACGCAGGATATCTTGAAGTTCCTATCGTTCAGTTTATCGCCATGAATCCTGTCGAGCAAGTTTGGATACAGGTGATGAGAGCCCACAGAGATATTTTTCCTCTGCAAGTAGATGTTATTTTCGTAGGCCAGATTAAGGCTGTCTCTTTTAAGGGATTGCAAGCCAACGTTGAATGCGTCGGCTTCGAGCATTTTCTCTCTATGCCAATCCCGACATTGCGTTATCAGGTCACATGTAACTGGAAACTTTTTGAAACCAGGGTAATAGGAGGATTCACTTTTGGCTGTGGGATTGGGGTCACAAAAATAAGCAAGAAGGTTACTGCTGCGGTAACGCTTGATTCAACCGGGAGAATCCTGACAAGCGCTACATTCGGTCTTCCTGCTTATGGTGATGGGTACTTTACTCTTGGGACTATTGAGTTTGGGGATGAAAAAAGGACGATAGTTTCTCACGTTGGGAATGTTGTTACGATGGCCTACAAGATGAGGGATTTGGTGGCTGGGAATGTTGATGCTTATCCTGGCTGTGATGGAAGGCCAGAGACGTGCAAGGACAAGTTCAATAATGTGGTCAATTCCCTTTGGTTTGCGTTTATACCGCAGGAGAATCCTGCGATAAGGATATCATGAGTGATTATTATTTTGAAGACGAAGAAAAACAGAAAGAGTTGAAGGGAGTTCTCGATGAGTGGCATGGAACTCCTTATCGTCATCACTGTGGCGTAAAGGGGTTAGGTTGTGACTGCATTCATTTTGTAGCAAAAGTTTTTGAGGAGATGGGAATTTTTAAATGGAGAAAAAATATAATCTCTGATTATCCTCGTGATTGGCATTTGCACAATACGAGGGAATTATTATGTGAGGCCATAGAGAGGGAATTAAAAGTTGAAAAGCTTGAGTTGAATAATCTGATGAATGGAGATATTACTATTAGTCATTATGGAAAAGCTGCTTCCCATGCTGGAATTTTCTTTGACGAACATGTGTATCAGGCAATTAATAGGGTTGGGGTATGTAAAATTAGTTTTAACGATCGTCTTCTTAGAAGGCAGATGAAATTTGCCTACAGGATATTGAAATGAGTCTTGGGAGTGTATTCGGAGCTGTTGCTGGTGGGATTATAGGTTTTTTTATTGGCGGTCCGAAGGGCGCTTTCCTGGGGGCTTCCATTGGGTTTTCTCTTGGTGCAATGGTTGATCCTATTACTCCTGATATTAAGTCACCCGGAACTCCGGTGGATGAGAGTCATGTTACGTCTAATGAGATAGGCAATCCAATCTATGATGCGCTGGGAACAGTAAAGATTAGGGGTCAATTACTTTTTTATGGAAAGGAACGAGCGGTAGCACAATATCAGGAAACAGGAGGTGGCAAAGGAGGGGGAGGAGGGGAAGATGTTTTAACCGGATACAAATATTATGCCTCCTGGGGCCTCGGAATATGTTTAGGCCCTGTGGATTGTCTTTATACGATTTTTAAGGACGAAAAAATAGTTTGGGAAGGGGAGACGAATCGTCCTTTAGCAGGAGGATCCGAAGAAATTATCATAGAAGGTCTGGGAGCAATGCGACTTTATTTTGGTACTCATGATCAGACGGCGAATGCAAATGTGGGGGAGCTTACCGGATATGCCACTCTAAATTCTCCTATGAGAGGATTATGTTGGGCTTTTTTTGGTGATTGTTATATGGGAGAATTCAATCGGCTTCCAACGATGGCTTTCGTTTTAAGAAGAACTCCTGTCCTTGCTTTTTCCACGAAAAATATAATCCGAACTCTTGATTACAACCCCGCCCATGCGATGTGGTACATATTGCATCATTTGACCGGTCTCCCCGAAACATGGCTTCATACGGCCGATTTCTCTATGCTTGCCGATAAACTGGCAGCATCTGCCGAGAAGAGGGGCATCAGTATACTCTTCGACCAACAGCAGGCAGCGATGACCTATCTTGAGAGTATCAACGATCATATTGATTCTATCTTACGTTTTGGGTCTGATGGAACTTTTCATCCAAAATTGATTCGAGAAGATTATGTCGTTGGCGATCTTGAGCTGATTGACGAATCAGTTGTGGTTGACAAGCCAACGTTTACGAGGAAAAGCTGGATCGATACGATCAACGAAGTGAAGGTGCAATATTCAGAACTCCCCCATCCTCCTCCGATAATACCAGATTTCATTTATACCGCCGAAATTAGCGGCACTGCGGCTGCTGATATAGTTAAAAGAAGTTTTTCTGATTTGAGCGAAAGCATAAGGACAAGCATGGGTAATACACCAGCGGGAGGGATACCGTTTAATGCGGACGTTAAATATTTAGTCGGTTCGAGCGTGCCTCCCACCTGGAACGTAACTATCCCTGCTGTTACGCTCAATCGAATCAGAGCGATTCTCGAACTTGATCCTACCGGGAACGCTTTGTATGTGGCGATCGGAGTTTTTGATGGCTCAGATTCGGGGGATGGATGGATACTTCATAAAAGATCTCTTGCTGATGGCTCAGCCGTTTGGCAATATCTTCACAGTACTTTTTTTTATAGTGGTGCTCACGAAATCACGGGGCTTTCTTACTGCGATGGCAACATATATATAATCGGTTTGACAGACGGCGGGACCTCAAAAAGATCGTGGGCGGTAGAAAAAAGAACCAGCAATAATGCAGCTGTCTGGTTAAAATTGGCAGGTACTCCTGCTCCGGTTTATGATAGTAGAGGTGGAGCCATATGTGCTGACTCATCGGGAGTATATTGCGCTATCTTTTCGGGGATAGCAAATAATTGGGTCGTCCAAAAAAGAGCCTTGAGCGACGGCGCGATCGTTTGGGAGAAAATAGTTGCTTATGGTACTATCGTTCCTCATAAAATCATCCTTTTTGGGGATCATGTTTATGTGATGGGAGGTACGGGAAGTTGGATTATTGAAAAACGAAGGAAATCGGACGGGGTGAGATTATACTATCGATCTTGGGCGCCAAGCGGTGGTGGTTCAGAAGCCATTCTTAACTCGTTTTCAATAAATCCCGATTGGCCGTTTAATCTCCAAGGTTATATTCGTGTTTGTGGTTATGATATGGGAGGCGGTGGGGGCGCTTACAGGGTAAGGATAGAGCGTTTGCTCGAATCTGATTTTAGCACGAATACGTTCGTCGCGACAGGAACCAAACAGTTTGGAAGCGGAATGGATGTTGATGAGGGAATAGGAGTGTATGATTCAGTGATTTGCGCAGTTCCAACTCATAATAGTGGAACTGGAAAGAAGGACGTCATGATCCAAAGAAGAAAGGCTTCCGATTTGACTCTTTAGGAGAAAAACGAATGACGATAGACATCAAACAATCAACAGCCAGTCCGATCGCAGTGGATGTTGGAAATATAGGTGTACAAGGAAGGACCGTTTCCAAGACAGTTCAACTGGCAATGTTTACCGAAAACAGGAATGCGGCTTGGGCAGGAAGGCAATTTCTAAGAAAGGCGTCCTATCCCTTTGCCACGATCAGTTTTTCGGCCAATAGAAAAGTCTTTAGACACGAGGTTGGAGATTGTTTCAAATTCTCATATGCTCCGTACGGCATTGCGAACATGATCTGTAGAGTTCTCCAAAAAGAAGAGGAGAGCATTGAATCGGAAAGTATTATTATTCACGCTATGGAAGACATCTTTTCCGTTGCTTTGGCAATTGAAGAATACGAAGAGGGAACTGACTATACTCAATTACCGCCTGATTGGACAGTTGTACCTTTTGTTCATCAGAGAGTTATTGAGGCCCCTTACGCTTTTGTTACGGAGATTAAGGTTGTGCCACTGGCTTGTCGTGAATCACATTTTGATTTAGCATTTCAACTGTACATGAGTATTGATAGTGGAGACTCATATTCCTTGCTTGATAGTGTTTCAAATATTCGTGCATTTGGGACGATTGTTACTGATGCTTATCCAATAGGTTCTTACCCAATTGATAAGTCGGATACTGGTTTCATTATTGAATTCCATAACGATGATGTTGGCCTGATTGATACTGTGACGTGGGCAGAGGTTTTGGCTGGGACAAAAAACAACGCTTTATTGGGAGACGAAATCATAACCTTTCAAACGATCACTCCGGTGAGTGATTATCAATATAGAATCACAAACATTATCAGGGGAAGATTCGATACTGTGAGGGCGGTTCATGCCATAGGTACAGAATTTTATTTTATCGGCTCTAATGCAATGTCTATTGCCGATGCAGAGATTGCTGCGGGTGCGGCGAGGAAATTCAAGCTTGTTCCCTACAATATCCAGCAAGCTGGAGATATATCCGATGCTATCCCAATTGACTTGACTGTTGCTGGCAGAGCATTAAAGCCCTATATTCCGTCGAATTTTCATGCTAATGGCAGCAGTCAAGCCGCACGATATGATACAGATATTATTTTAACTTGGTCTCCAAGATATCGGGGGAGAGGAGCGGGCATTGGTATTCCTGGTCAGGTGTTGGCAGAAGGCTGGAGAAGAGAGGGGCTTTTTGAGATTGAAGTTTGGGAGGGAGGTTTTTTAAAGAGGACAACCACTGATATTGACGCCGAGACTTGGACTTACATGGCCTGGGTAAATGTCGTAGACAATGGAGGGTTGGCTGCGACAGTAACCTTTAAATTATTGAACTTCCGAACAGAAGATGGTTTTGTTTATGAGTCAGATCAAGTTCAAGTGATTTGTAGAAAGAATTAAAAAGGTTTGAAGTGGCCGACAAATACATAAAGAAGAACGAAGTTAACATCTACGTTGACGATGATTTGCTCGTCCATAATTTGGAAGAGGTTGAGGGGACTACAGTCAGTGTCGGTCCTTCTGACGCAGGAAAAATACCCGCTCTCAATCTGGCGGGCAAACTTGATTCATCTTTGCTTCCTGAAGTCGTTTGTTACGAGGATGAAGTCGTTTGTTACGAGGATGAAATAGTCACTTATTAGGAGGCATGTAAAATGACAGCCTTAAAAGAAGTCGCCTTGACGATGATGGTTTCAGTTCCAGCTGTAGATATGCAAACGGTGGCCAAAACCACGCTCTACACCGTGCCCGTTGGCAAAACTTTCTATCCCTCTCACATCATGATTCGCAATCCATCCGCTTCTCTGGCTGGGGGGATCGACTACGACTTTGGGACAGGTGTAGATGCAGACACGTGGTTGCAGGCCGTTGATTTGTCCGACATGACAACCCCAACAACGGATTATAAAATCGTCACCCTGTCAGCAAAGTCTGCACGTTGTGAGTCTGGAAGCGAATTTGGGATAAAGCCTATCACTGGCTCAACAGTTCCTGCAACGGCGACGATTGATGTATTTGGACGTTTGGATTAAGAGGAAGATATGGCTAAGAGATTGATAAAAGGATATGTGTATCCTCTGGTTGAGGATGGTTCTATCCTCGTTAACAAAGACAATAAAGTGCTTGAAGAAGCTGACAAAGGGATATTTGGAGGAGTTGCTCCTCTGAATTCAGAAGGTAAGGTTCCAAATGAAAATCTTTCAGTAGCGTTTGATGGATTGACAAAAATCACGGTTGGAATAAGTCAACCAGATTCACCGTCTGTTGGTGATCTTTGGGTTGATACTTCATAGGATAATAAATGTAAAGGAGGATTTATAAATGGCTGGAAACGTATTGTTTTCAAAGGGCAGAGAAGGGATTTTAGATGCTACCATTGACATGACAGGCGATGTAAGAGCTATATTGGTTAAGTCTACCTATACTTTTGATGATGCTGATGAGGACTTGGCAGATGTTGAGGCTGAGGGTTCAAAGGATAATGGGAGAAGTGCAGCGCTTGGTACGCATGATTATGCCCTTGGGGTATTTGATGCCCCTAACACAAGTGTTGTAGCTTTAGCGGCTGTGGCAAGCAATGCCATAATAATCTTTCAACATACCGGAGTTGACGCTACTGCTCGGCTGATAGCTTATATTGATACCCCGGCAAGTGGGCTTCCCTGTACTCCAGCCGTGGGCCAAACTGTTAATATTAACTGGGACGACGGGGCAAATAAAATCTTTAAGTTATAGGAAGATAAATGGCTGGAATAATATCTCTATCTCAATTTGCTCAAGGTGAGATAGAAAAGAAATGCATGGTTGAAATTGAAGTTGTGCTCAAAAAATATAGGTGTTCATTGATAGCAACGACTATTTATCAAGACGGTATTCTTACCACGAGCATTATCAGCGTGAAAGCCGCTGAGATTCTAATAACGGAAGGAGGAAAAACAAAATGAGTTTACAAACTTGGCAAGAAACATTAATGCAATCGCAGATTGATGGAACGGCGGTGACTACGGCTACTCCTGGAGCCTCACTTTTACCACCAGCAGCGGTTCTTACTTTACCAGCAAACTTTTTCCAGATCGGTCGTATTCTTAAGATTAGGATTTGGGGCAGAGTGTCGAACCGAATCACAGGGCCGGATACCTTGACCTTGAACGTGAGGTACGGCGCAATACAGATAGCAGCAAGCCAGGCACTTGCAATCAATATTGTTGCCAAAGCCAATGTGTCGTTTCTTTTGGAATGGATGTTGACTTGCCGATCAATTGGTAACAGTACGCTTGCGACCATGATGCACCAGGATTATTTCAGTCAGAGTCCGTGATTGGTTCCCCTCTTCCTTC